GCACACACACAGCCTACCTCATCCGCTCGAACTCGCCCTACGACGTCGGCCTAGGCCTGACTGTCGTTTCGCGTCTCTAGCAACACTCTGTCTGTCTGAGACGGTCCATTCCACAAATCCAACAAACCCCCAACTAGGACGAAACGGGGAGTACTAACCAGGGGGTCGTACTCATACCCGTGTTCGAACCATTCTCGCCCGGCTACATGCCGACTGGTGGGGTGCCTTGCCTCTCTTGAGAGGGCACCAGACCACAGTCCACGCCAATATCGGTCGAGCTGCACAAAAGGTCTTATGATCTTGTCATTGGTGGCCTTGAATCGCCACATTCGAGGTTCATGGAGAACGGAAAACTGCAAGGAGGCAATTGCTGCCGATTCCATGCGTGATCCGTGTTGATCCGAAAGAACCTCGTCTCCGACAAGACGGGATAACCGATGTGCAGCCGCTTGATAAAACTCCGAACCTTCCGCAAGGGAACTGATAGACGGTGGTGATGCAATCAAACCACGTTGGATCAGTGCTGCGGCCTTAAGGTTAAGGAAGCTTGGCTGAAAAGGCGTATAGCCGGCGATGGGTGTGAGTCCAACACCACCCACCTCGCGAGGGAGGAACCAAGGCGCCATACCCGGGAGGCAGTGAGCGTGCGCGGAGACAAATTGCGCCGTTAAACTGGCTTGCTGAGTCGGAGTCCAGCCGCGTATCAACGCGCTGTGACGTGCAGCAAGATTCTCCCAACCATCATCCGAATTATCGAACTTAGTCCCGGAACGTCCGAGACCGTAGAGTAACCCCAAATTCAAGAAGGGAATTTCTACGACGCGCCAAGTATGGGCGTTGGGTTCGAGCGACACATTGCGCTCACGTACCACCGGTATGTCACATTGCTCCTGAGGAGCGTGAGTAACCGTGTATCGGCCAGTAACCGGGTCTCTCGGACCCGCGCGCTCAGTAGCGACGCGGTCAAGAGGGTTTGGTTCTGACTGACACTCCGATGGGGTGAGGGTACGCGCAACATGGTGCCATTCATATGGCTCCATGTGTCGTCTTTCGAAGAGGGTGGAATTAATCTGGAACCAATCGCGACCGAAGTAGGTCTTTCCAAGCGACGGTTTCATACCAGCAACGGACGCAAACGACTGCCAAGAGCTGTATTGATCAGCGGTCATCTTGGCCAGGCAGTCGTCCCCGTTACAAAGGATGTCGACGAGGTCCTTGCGAAATGCATAAGTGAACTTGCCACGATTGAAGTGGGTTGCCAGAGAACAAATGGCCAAGTTCGCGATGCAGAGTACAGGGAATGACGTGACAGAGCCCATCAGCTGTCCCCACTTCTGGGTCCAGCCGCGCGCGGTGTTAACGTGTCCCGTAAGGGACCGCAATAACAACGTACGAAGCTCGTCGTCATACCCCAACTCATTCGCAAGAGCGTGCACAATGTGCTCGCTCAAGGACGGGTCGAGTCCATCCGTAGCAGCTGTGTAGTCCCCAGAAAGATAGGACTGCTCAGGTTCCAGCTTATGCCAATCCCGCTCCATAAGAAACTTCGGAGTAATGGGACCGTCGGAGCGAAAGCACCGACGATGGGCAAGAAGCTGCCACAACTGCTTTTGCACGGGGCGGAGGCACCAATACAATAGTGGCGGACCCTTACTGATCACACGGATCTTCAGGGGTTCCGCCAGTGCCACCGGCTCCACGTTCGGCTCCTCCAGGAGGGCTTGTTGAATTAGCCGACATTGCAATTTTCTACCGACGTCCGCACAGCGGGGGGATCGAACGACAAAGAATCTGACGTCCGGTTGAATCTCATCCAATGGATGGATCTTCCAGACGTAGAAACACTCTACGTTCGAACCGTGCTTGCTGTCGAGGTCATCTATCGAGTTCCGCATTCCAGCGAAATTGAGATAGACCTCTTCGGGACGACAACCAAATCCAAGGTGATAAAGCTCGGACGCATCGACGTGCTCCTGGAACCAGTCCAGGGACGCCTTAATTCCGCCATTTTCTCTGCGTGTAAAGCCGAAATGGGCGCGCCCGGATGGCCACATAAGTGACCAATCCATTGGGGTTCGCCTTTCGCACAATATACGCACAATGTCGGAACAGCGTTCGCGGAGTGCGATCCTTCGCCAATTCCAATCGGCGTAGGACTCCGAGTCCACCTTAGGCTCTGGCACGACGGTGCCGAGAGTCACAAACCAGTCCTCTTCAGCCTTGTTCAAGGCCTCTTCTCCAGGTCGCGGTAAACCTTTCTTCATCTGCCAAATCGATTGGGCAAATGAAAGGTTAACAGTAGGCGCACCCTTTCGAGCGTGCCCCCGCATAGTCTGGAGGTGGGAATAGAACTTACCCCCTGCAATTACATGCGGAAGGTCGCCAACAGGCCACCATTCCGGCAGGGAAGGCATGGTTTGTCGCGTCAACCATGCAAAGCATGACGCGAGCTTCGTCTTCCAATACTTGACGAAGTAACCCTTGTGCACCAAAGCCTCGTGCCTCGGCCACAATGCCAGCAGAGAAACACCACACGACCTGTCCCACTTGATGGAATCCGTGAGACTCTCGGTCGATTGGTCTGGACCAGTCCTCAAATGTGCGAAGCAAAACACCTTCGCCACACTCAGACAGACAACAGCAAAATCACACATCACTTCAGTACATCCTTCATGCACCAAGCGCTTGCGCAACGTTACTGGGTCACAGTCCGGAAAGGTGGAGCTTGATATTGCTCTGACCAATCCAGATGTGGGACTTAACTCAGTACCACTAGAGTGGGGGCCCCCGGGAATTCCATATCCCGGGGGCCCACCAGCCTTCCTCTCCAACTCTTGCGAAGAACGAACATACGAACAGGCAGATGTGCTTGTAGTCATTCGTTTATCGTCA